AGAATAAATTTGTCAGAACAATTAAACGTAAAAAAAGGTGTTGTTGCAGCACACCCAGCTATCATTTTGGCTGGGCCAGGTGGTGCTGGTAAAAGCACTGTAGCTGCTTCAAGCAGTAAGAAAGCACTCGCTTTCGACACTGAGAAAGGCACTCACTGGCTAGACGTAGATCGTATAGATTGTGATACCGCCAAGGTATTCAAAGAGCAACTAGCAAACTTCATAAGCGTCGAGCACGATTACGACACAGTTATTTTTGATAGCTGGGATCGTCTCTGCGAGATGATCGAAAATGAGATCGTTGAAGAAGCGAAGAAGACTAAACCGCACATAAAAGCCATTGGAGACTTTGAGTACGGGGCTGGTCACACCAAAGCCGCTAAAGCTCACTCAGACTTACTCGACTGGATAGATCGTAACCTGCGAGGTAAGTATCGGATCATAGTGGTCTGCCATGTGCAGACCACTACTTACAAGCTTGATCCTACCGTCGAGCCTTATCAGAAGTTCACCTTAAAAATGCGCGACAAGATGGCCTCACGACTTCGTGAGTGGTCAGACTTCTGCCTGTTCGCCAACTTTGATGTTGCCACATACAAAGCTGGCAAAGGCTGGGATCAGCGCGTGGTCGCTGAAGGCGACCCCATGAAGCGGTGGCTGCATACCTCTGGCACCACCTATTTCGACTGTAAAAGTCGTATACCCCTTCTAAGTGAAGACGGACAACCGATTTTTGAATTCACTTGGCAAAACATAAAAGAATCAATGGAAAGGAGTTTAAAGAAATGAGCATAGATGTAACGCAATTTGTTGAAGGGTCTGGGGCAATGTCCTTTAAACCGCTAGATGCTGGGGTCTATGAGGTTAAGTGCATGGCGGTTTCTGAGATTAGTAATGAGTGGGGCGAGTCGTTTGAGATTGATCTTGAGATCAACAGCCCTCGCCGAAAGATGAAGAGTTGGATCAACAAGCCTAGAGAGCAGATGGACTGGAACAAGCTCGATTTATGCTTTAAGTCCTTCGGCAAAAGCATTGTCGATTCTGCCTGCGAACAGATCAACGGCAAAATTCAGTTCAACCCAGGGAAAGTGCCAGTCTTGGTTGGTTTGTCTGCGTCTGTCGAGCTGGGAGTCACAGAAAAAAACAATAACAGGGTAGCGAAATGGTTGCCTCAAAACACCAAGCCAAACAACGCTCCACAAAGCCAGCCAACTAACGGAAATGACGGTGACATCCCCTTTTAACGAAGAAACTTACTTTACCGACCTGATCACCCAAGGTTACTCAGATCGCGTCTCAGATCGACACACAATCGGTCTGAGCGGCATTGGGAAGGATGAGCGGATCATATCGTTAGAAGCGAGGTTTAGCTGGCCTGACGTTCCAAAGCCTGAAGCGGTTATGCGCTTTAGGCTTGGGGATGCGGTTGAGGAGATCTTATGTTCTGTGATCCCGCCTGAGTACAGGGTTGAAGGAGGTAGCCAAATGCGGGTAGTGCTGAATTCTGGGCATGTCACAGGACATTTTGATGATGTCCTGCGACTGCTAGAAAAAGATCAGACGAGACTTGCAGAGTATAAATCTTCTAATCAAACAAGGTTCAGAAGGCTGCAAAAGCTCGGTAGCTATAAAGAGTGGGACGAAGGTTACTACTTCCAGATACAAGCCTACATGGGCGCTGGCAACGAACTCTTCGGCTTAGACATGGATGCCTGTCATGTGGTCGTGATGAACAAAAACAACTCTGAACTCTACGAAGAGGTGGTGCCGTTTGATGAAGTCGTTTGGGAGCAGATTAAGCTTAAGTGCGAGAACTTGGTCGCTATGACCTCAGTTCCGCATCCGACGATGACACCTAACGACTATCGCGTTAAAAACTTTATGACCGAAGAGCAGAAGAACATTTATTTGATGGAGTGGACACCACCGAATCCGAATTGTCGTAACTGTGATCACAGTCGTAGAGATCTCAACGACCACGAAGAAAAACGTGGGCGTTGGGGCTGTCGAAGAAAGCGAAAGGTTCTGACTTTAGAGGAGCAAAGAGTTAGCTGCGCAGATCACCAGTGGATACCAGACCTTATCCCAGCGATGTGTATTGACGAAGAGAAGAAAGAATATCAGCGAGACGACTTTAGGTTCACTAACGATGTGAACGGGCTTAGTTCAGAAAAGATTGCTTGGCTTTGCCGCAATAACTGGGATGTCGAAGGATCTCAAGAGATGTTCAACATATTAGATGAATTTGATGGGAGTTTAACCCTATGACGAGAATGATTGACGACTACATGACGTTGAAGAACTTTCACGAAAGGTATCCAGATCTACATAGCTCGTTTTCTGCTTTAAAAGCAGAAGCGACAAAGCGTAAAGACAATGGCCTTACGACATATAAAGCCCTCGTTGAGAAGAGGGTAAGCGAGGCTAGGCCATCTCTACTCATTAGCCCGACGATGTATTTTCGCTGGCTGGAGAGTATGCAAGATGAGTGAATTTGAGACTCAAGTAAGCGAGATTTACGGCCCTCTAATGACTGCTAAGGAATTAGCAGAGTTTTTAAGAGTTGCCAATGTCGAGCATCTTAACAATAAGGTCAGGGCTGGCGATATTAAATTGACCCAAAGCAAGATTGGTCGGCAAATTTATTACAAAACTAATGAGGTTGCGAGGTTGTTCTCAGACCAGTGAGTAATTTTCAGACTGACACGATTAGAAAGTTTGCGAACGCCTCAGTTGAGGAATTGAGGAAAGTGCTTATGGAACACGCGACCTTACTGGTCGCGTATCCAGATATGGCTGAGGAGAAGTCGAGACAATCAATTACGACTATTGATCTTTGTAATCGTGAACTTAGACGCAGATTTTAGACCAGGGCGGTTTTACACCTACTTTCCGTCCCTATTAGCACGTTCCCGTCCGTGTGGTCGCAAGGCGGGGCTTTCAGGAGATTAAATGGATTCTAAATTTATGAAGGCTTTGCAAAGCGCAAAGAAGCAGACCGAAAAAAAGGCCAAACAATCTGAAGATCGAGCTGGAAGTATCTTCAAAAGACTAAGCGACGATAAGATCAGAGAGATTTTGGCGTTAGAAGGTAAGGATATACGCAGGGCTGAGATTGCCAAGATAACAGGCGTTAGCGCAAACAGCATTTATAACGTGGTTAGGCGCTATTGCGTTAAGGATGGGAAGGTCGAAACGCATCAACGTGACGATTACTTATGAGAGATCTGTTTGTTGGAAGTAAATGAAAGTATTAGATTTATTTTCTGGAATTGGTGGTTTTTCATTAGGACTCGAAAAAGCAGGAATGCAGACAATAGCATTTTGTGAAAAAGATACTTTCTGTCAAGAGGTATTAAAGAAAGGATGGCCCCATGTTCCTATCCATTCAGATATAACGGAGTTGGACGGTAGTGACTACAACGGAGCAGTTGAACTTGTTTGCGGGGGATTCCCTTGTCAGCCATTCAGTGTCGCCGGGAAGCGACTCGGGGCAGAAGATGATCGCTCTCTCTGGCCTGAGATGTTGCGAATTATACGAGAAGTGGCTCCCCGATGGGTCATTGGCGAGAATGTTTCTGGAATCATCTCAATGGAACTCGACAAGGTGCTTTCTGACTTGGAAGGGGAAGGCTACGCCGTCTGGACGTTTATTATTCCAGCTTGTGCCGTCGATGCCCATCACAGACGAGACAGAGTTTGGTTTGTGGCCCACTCCGACAGCAAACGAGGACGCAGCGGGAACCCCAAACGGGAAAATGCAAGCTATGCTTGGCAACCATCCAGCAATAAGAGGGA